GTTGCTAGTTTGAAAAATATAATCACTTCCTGTAGATGGACCAGTAATAATATCGTTACCACTTACTTGTATTCTATAATTAGCATCTACTAAATCACTAATTTCAAATTTAATGCCATCACCTGTAGAATGAACTGTTAGCGGATAATTTGGCGAAGTCGTTCCAATTCCAAGCGACTCAGCACTTGCATCCCAAAAGAACTTAGCAGTAGTTCCTGTATCTTCATAAAAGGAGATGTCTCCACCACCTTCAATAGTCATAAAAGTAGTACCGCCTGATGGAGATTCAGTATTAGCTGTAGCTACTGAAAAATTTAATTTACCATCTTCAGTTGTACTTGAGGCATCATTTATTGTTGCAAAAATACCTGCATAACCTGTTGCAGTACCAGCATCATTATTGCCTTTAAATAAAAGCATACCTATATTATCACCATCAACAGGAGAAGCAGAGTCTCTAAATAAAACTAAATCTGGAGCAGTAGAGCCACCAGCATCTGTACCTGTAATAATAAAATTATTAGTAGTACCTGTTCCTGTATTGAATGTAGCTGTACCATCAACAGTCAACCCATCAAAGGTTGGAGTTCCTGCTACATTTAAACCTGTAAGCGTACCAAGACTTGTGATATTAGGTTGTGCTGCTGTAGCTAGTGTGCCTGTAATACTGCCTGTAACAGTTAAATCTCCTCCAACAGAAGCATCATCAGTTACGGTTAAATCGTCTTGTACTTTTAAATCTACTACGCTAAGACTAGCAAAAGCGTCAACAACTGCTGCTCCACTTCCTGCTCCGTCTGAATAAACTACTTTTACGTCTCCTGGAGGGATAGTAATATTAGCTCCGCTGCCTTGAGAAATGATTATATTTTGCGAACCTGATGTAGCATTTTCAATAAACCACATCTTGCTGACGGTGTTAGGTCCAATAGTAATAGTACAAGCTGAATCAAGAGTACCTGTATATTTAAGGTACATAGACCTTCCAGGGTCAGTTGCTCCGTCTGCTATTGTGGTTGTGTGAGTGTCCGCATTGGTGGTTATGGCTTCGGTACCATAACTAAAAGCTTCCGCAATAAGTTCTAAGTTTGTGTTAGTAACTTCGCCCCATGTTCCACTAGCATCACCAGTAGCCATTTCGTTAAGTCTTAGGTCATTTACGTATGTACTTGCCATTTTTTATTCTCCGTTTTGATTATACCTTATTTTTTATGTAATTGTTAAGCAACTTCTTTCCAATTTGGTGTTTGAGTATCTGAAATAGTTGAATAGTTAGGTGTTTGTGTTGTTGAAACATCTGAATAGCTCGGTGTTTGAACATCGTTTACTAATCCCCAAATGTTTATAGTTTTAACTTTACCCTGTCCTTCTACTCCTGTAAGAGCCACAACCGCTTTAGCTATAAGGGTTACAGAACCTACTTCTGAAGTTCCTGCTAAACCTGTTACGCTTATTGTATTAGATGTTTTTTGTGTAACTGTACCTAAAGTTGAAGTAAGACCTGGACCTGTAACAGCTACATTTGCTCCTGCTGTAACAGTTTCTTCACCTAAACTTGTAACCGAAGCTACTGCTGTAACACCTGTAACAGCTGCTCCTGCCGTAATAGCATTACCTAATGCAGAAGTACCTACATTACCTGTTGTTGTGGTATTAGCATCTGCTGCAACACTTTCATCACCTAAAGTCCCTGTTCCAGCAATACCTGTGGGTGAAATATTAGCTGTACCTGTTACTGTTTCGTCACCTAACGTTCCTGTTGATGAAACACCTGTAGGTGAAATATTAGCTTCAGCTACTACGCTTTCGTCACCTAACGTTCCTGTTGATGAAACACCTGTAGGTGAAATAACGGCTGTGCCTATTACCGTTTCATTCCCTAATGAAGAAGTAAGACTGAAACCAGTAACGCTTACATCTGCATTAGCGGCTACTGTTTCATTACCTAAAGTCGCAGTCCCTACAACACCTGTGAGTGTTATATTAGCTTCTGCTACAATAGTTACACTAGTAACAGAACCTGTAGCGGAAACTCCTGTTAGTTCAACAGGTAAAGATGTACCCCAAGCAGCACTGCTCCAGGTACCTCGACCCCAACCTGTCACACTCGACATAAGTAATTTAAGCTATTCTTATAATAGCGTTTGAAGCATCTGCTGTTGGAAATTGAATTGTAAAATCACCTGCTGTTGAAGTTTTATCGCCACCAAAATCTAATACACATACTGAAGGGTCTCCACTTGCAGCTTCATTATAAATTAAAGCACCTCTTGCAGTAATTGTAGCTGTACTGAATGTTAAATCATTAAAATCAGTTAAAGCTGTTGTACCTGATGTTGTTGGGGTGACGCTTGTTAAAAACGCACCTTTAGCAGTATATCCAGTTCCACTCACTTCGTTACTCGAAGTATATGCAGTAGTAGCCGCGTCTAAAGAAGCACTACTTGTATAAAGTGCTAACTTAAATTGGTCACTTGCTGCGGTAAAATTATGTGTAGCAGTCATTAATTCTTTTTTAAATGATGTACACATTGCTTGCGTTATTGCCATTATAGTCTCCTAATAATATCAGCCATTTCTTTATGACCTTGTTTTTGTAATAAACCCGCTACTGTCGCTCTATCGCTACCTATAGCTTGTTTCATATATAATAAAATAACTTGTTGTATAGTGTCTTTAAACGCTTCTGCTTGGGCTTTCACCATAGGGTCAGCGTTATCACTTATACCAATAAGTTTTTCTACTAATCTTTCAGTCCAATACTCGGGACTTAAACCTTTATTTTCTGTTGTTTGAACATTAACTGTTCCTAATGTTGGTTTTACATCTACACTAAACATTTGTTGTTCCTTGCGGCATTATTTTAATTTGGTCGTTTCTTGCTTCATCCCTAACGTCTTTATACTCACCCAGTAATTTCAACATAGCTAATGCCTCTTGATATTTTTGTTCATATAACATAATTGTATCTGGAGACGATTTCATAAACACAGCTCCTTCTACTAAAGAGCCGTATAACATGGCATTAGGAGCATTATCAGATAACCACGTCTGATTATCGTCTCCTACGGTGGTTAATGAATTAGGTCTGTAATTATAATGAAGTTCAACAGAATAGTTTGTATTTGGTGTAGGAGCGACTATAAAAGTATCTTCATCAAACTGAGCATAGTAAAGGGGTTCGCCAGTTGTGGCTTGTTGTGGTGTGTAATCTCTAATAAAAGAAACGTGTTTTAATAATAAATAATTATAGTTATTGCTTCCGTCTATTAAAGCTAAGCTAAAAGGTGATAAAAAATCCGTCGGTGTAGATAAATACGTATTGTCTTGAGTTAGTGTTCCTGTGACATTTTTACGAAAAACAGGAAGCTGTACAGACTTTAAAATACGTTCTTCTGTTGTTTGTATAAACGTATCTAAAGTGTTTACAAACGTAGTTTCAGTATTATCTAAATAATTCTGTATTGCTGTTTTTAACCCGCTATATGTAAATCCTGCCATTATGCTATACTCACTGTTACACTTCCTAACCCACTAGTAGCTCCTAATCCATCAAACTTTGTTCCTATCGGGTCTGATTCAAAGGTCATACCGCTACCTGCGTTTGTAGTGATTATAACCCCTAATTGACTTTTAGGTAAAGAAACATCTGGACGAGGTTTCCAAAGAACTTCCGCATCTGCAGAAATAACTGGAGGGTCTAGTTGAGGATGTTTTGGTTCATAACACTCTTGACAAGTTCTAAAATTTTCCCAATTACCTCTAGCTTCTTTATATGGATATCTAAAACCACAAGTATCGCATATAAAGTAAGCATATTTACCTGAAGCGTATGCCATTAGATATACTCATGTTTTGGAACAAGTCTTAAAGGTGAACGGTCTTCATCGTACCTTATTGCGTTAGCTAAGTCTTGTTCGTATTGTTCCTTCATTATAGCGAGTTTTTGTACGTTCTTTTTCAAGCACAAATAATACGCTAATCCTGAAACTACACAAGGCATAAACCTGCTTGGTATATCTATGTCATTAACCTGAGCGGTATTATCTTGTATTCTACGCCAGACATAGTAAACGAGTTTGTCTGTCGAGTTCTCGGGCGTTGGATAAAGATGAAGAACAGGTTCTTTTAGTCTTTCTAGCCAAAACTCTGTTGACCTTGCTTGTGTAGCTTTGTTCGGAATATTGATATATTCGTTTCTGTCTACTCTATCTAAAACGTAGTCGGTAACAGTATTGTTTTCTGTTCTTTCAATATACGCATCTAAGATATCTATGTCAAAAGAATTAAGGGTGTATTCGTTAGTTCCTTGTGTTAGGGTAAGCTCTACTTTAGAAACTTCCCACATCTGAATGCCTCTGTTTGACCAGTCAGCAAACATAATGTTTAAAGAACGTCTTGCAGTTACTGCATCATAAGACGTACGAGCTTCCAATCCTGCAAGTTCGTACGCTTCTTCGATTGCGGTCGCTACATCTAAACTAAATGCACGAGTTCCTGAGGTCGCCATATTAGTTGTAATATGCTACAAAAAAGTCGCAATTAGCTAATACTACATAAGCCCCAGTGTTGAACTTTACTCCATCGTTAGGAAGGTAATGGTCAAACTGTTCGTTTGCTGCACTACCGAATTTAAACTCTATTAGAAGTTTAGTTCCACTTGCACTCGTTCCGTCATATATTTTTATAGTGGCGTCTGCTGCACTTGCTTGTGCTTGAACAGATTGAATTCTTATTGGTCCTAAGTTCGTTGCTGTTCCAGCACCACTACCAATATATCCTTGTAGCTGTCCTGTGGCTGTTAAAGCCTTAGTTGCTTTTACATCGGATGAACTCATATTACTCCCCTATTAAGCGTCAGCAAATGGAGTTACTAAAGTGCCTGAACCTAAAATGATTCCTTCTACTGCGTATTTAGCACTACCTACTGCAGTTACTGTAATAATGCTTCCTGCTAATCCACCTTTAGTCGTACCATTTAAGGTAATAACATCGTTAGAAGCACCTGAAATAAAAGTTTTACCAGTTGCATTATTTACGCCAGTATATAAACCGCCTACGAATTTATCTGTACCATCTGTAAGAATATCCATATCGGTAGCTGCTGTTTCTACTACAAAAATAAAAGTAGCTCCTAAATTGTTTGTTTGATTTGGGTCGTCGTTACTTCCTGGAGCAGTAGCTACAATACTTGGTAAAGTAAATTTACCGTCTGCATCGTTACAAGTAAGAATTTTACCTGCATGTGAGTCTACTGTTAAAGATGTGTCTGCAGTTAAACTAACGACGTTAGCATTACCTGCTGCGATGAATCCTGCTAATGATTTTACAGGACCTGAGAATGTTGATTTTGCCATATTAAGTCTCCTTAATAACCTCTATCGTCTTGGCTTGTCTGCTAGGTCAGTCGATAGATTGTTTGTATTAATCCTAGAACTCTTGTCATGATACATCATTAAAATCAAAAAAGAAAGGGAGCCGAAGCTCCCTTAATTTTTTCACGAAAGTGAGTTATGCTCCAGGTGAACCGAAGATACCTCTCCAGTCACTCCAACCAAAGCTGTAACGTTCTCTAGCTTTGTATCTTACATTACCAGTTTCGAAGTCGCCTTCCATACTAGTAGATACAGGAGTTCTAACGAAATGTTTTAATCCGTTAGGTACGTCAGTTTTGATAAAGAAAGCATCAGTATCTGTTAGATAATGATTTACAACATAACCTTCAGAAATCATTCCCATGTTTCTGATTGCATTGATGTCATTATCTGAAGTACCAACTCTTCCAGGAGTTTCCATCAGTCTATCTGCTACGAACTGTAAAGCAGGTGGAATGATAAGTTTTCTTGCCTGAGCATTAACTTTTAGATTTCTTTCATCTTTGAAGTCAGCGATGTCAATCAACGCTTGTTCAAGAGAAGTTTCGTTTAAGTCAGCTGCTGTAGACAACTCATTTCTTAAGTCCACGTTAGCAACAGTAGGGTGGTCTGTAGCACAAAGCTCTTTTCCATCTCCACCAACATATGAAGAACTAAACGCATTGTTTAATACGTTAGCTGCTTTCACTTGCTTAGTTTGTTGCATAGACCTAGCTAAAGCTCTTGTGTATCTTGAAGAAAGAGTATCGTAAAGGTTATCTTCGATAGCTTCTTCTGTTAACGCAAATGCTAATGCTACGGTTTCGTGTGTGAAACGTGATGTCCAGGATTCTTGAGCTGTATCGTAAACGACCGCTGCTCCTTCTCCTTTAGTCGGTGCTTCACCAAACCCACTTAACATTACTTCTTCCTCGAAAGCTCTTTCAGAAGTTTCGGTGTCGAAGATGTCTTCGTGTTCGTTATTGTATCTCTCATACTCTAATCCAAAGAGAGCATGGAGTCCTGGTACTAGTTCTTTAACTAGTTGGGCTCTATTAATTGCCATTATTTATTCTCCTTAGATTATACAGCAAATGTGTTAGTAGGGAATGTGAATAATCCTCTCGCATAAGCACCTATTTCATTGCTTGGTTGCGAAGCGAATCCGACACATAACGCCACACCACTTGATGTTGTTGCAGTCACACCCTCTTTAGACCTGCCGTTGGTTGTTGAACCAGCAGTTGTAGAAAGAGTGTATTTAGAGCCGATAAAACTTACCGCAGGTGTACCTGCTGTAAATTGAGCTTCGTAAACAATTCCTGGGTCATTGTAAACGAGAGCTTCTGCATCTGCTCCGCCTTGTGTAGCCGTGTCAGCAGTCCAAACTTTCGAAAAAGTTGGGGTGCCGTCAGTAGCTGTATAGAATACTCCATAAAATACGCCTACAGGAGTGCCTGTCGCCGTGCCTTGAATGACATAACCACTAGATAAATTAACTACATCACCTGAAAAGATTGATGCGTTAGTTGCACTTGCGATTCTCATTTTAGCAGGACGAATAACACCACCGTACATATGATATGCTGGAGTAAAACCATCTGGTTTATTTGTATTAGCCATGATAATCTCCTTTGCTTATATACATTGTTATTATTAATCTCATTTGTTGGTAGGTTTACTACCAAACGCGACTTTAGAAGTCCTTTGGATATCACTATCTTTTATAGGCATTCTAGCATCGCTTTCTCGCATATAGTTGTGGTCTACACCGTCCATAGCAGATTTTGCTTGGTTTTGAAAATACTCTGTACGTTCTTGTGCGGTTTCAACTGGTACTTTAGCGAGGATTAAACCTCCGACCCCAATAACTCCTGTGTTGCTTCCACTATCTATGGTAGGGGCTTCGAAATCAGGATAGTCTTCTGCTCTCACAGGTTCATATCCTTCTCTAACACGTTTTGACATATTAGATTTATCATCGACTCCTCTAGTAGCTTCACGAATCCACCTGAATTGATATCCAGGAGGTGCTTCTGGTGCGTCTAACATTGACGGGGGTTTCCAAGGCGTTCTGCGAGTTTGAGAGGCTCGTGTCTCTGCAGACCGTGAGTTACGGTCAGTTCTGACTTCTGGTGTGTTGTTATCTTCAGTCATATTTATACTCCTTCGATATGCTTAGCATATTCTTCTAGCGGCACGTTAAGTCTTTTAGCTATTGCTACTTGACTTGGTGTCAATTTTATTTTGCGTGATAATTTTTTACCACTAGCACCTCTGCTAGAGGCGGCAACCTGTTGCACGGGTGCAGATTGCTCATTAGAAAACTTGTGTGGGAATGTTTCAGCCATACGTTTATCTACTTCGTTATAATAAGTATCAGAGGTAGGGTCTATTCCCCCCTCCACTAATTCTTTATGTATTCCAAATGCTGCAAACGTCATTGCTTGGTCATCTCCGAACCATGTGTTCTTTTTAGCCCACTGCTCTGCTTTTGGGTCAGGTCCAGCAGCCTGAGGCTGTAGGCTAGGTCTATACGACTCAACAGGAACTTCTTCTTTAGGTTGACTTTCTCTAAGTTTTTGCTGTGCTGCTAATCTTCTAAGATTTTCAGCTTCTGCACTAACTCTAGAAAGTTTTTCAGTTGCATTAGCAACTGCCTCTCCGTCTCCTGCGTCCTGAGCCTCTCTCAAAGCGGTTTTGGCTCTTTCAATTTCTGATTGTACCCTATTGTCATACTCTTTGAAAAGGGAAGAATCAGAGTTCTTTAACTTTTCTTTTAGTTGTGTAGCTGTTTGATTAACACTTTGAGCATACGTTACAGCTTCATCTCGCTGTCTTTCTGCTTCTCGCATTTTATATGTTAGCTTATCAATACGTTTTTGTACTGATTCACTAATTTGGTCTAGCTCGTCTTTGGGCTGTTCTTCTTCAACAGGTGTTTCTTCAACTACTTCATCTTTAATTGAATTGTCAACATCTGCTGCTCTTATGTCAACTTCCCCTTCTGGAAGTTCTAATTCTAATTCTATTTTTTCTGCTTCGTTTTGCATGAGTCCTCCTCAAGATTGTTATGATAAAATTGCTTCTGGGTCATCTATAGTAGCTAGTATCTCATCATCATTTAAAAGACGCATATCGCCTCCTTCTATCTGAAAACGAGCTCCAGCATATCTACCGAAAATAACCCAATCACCTTCCTTACACCAAGCCCCTTCAGGAAACTTGTGCACGTCGCTATAGGCGTCTGGTCCCATAGCAACCACATACCCAACAACTGTAGCTAACCTTTCCTTATCAACAGTTTGTTTTGCAATGTGTATTCCACCCTTCGTTACCGAAGCAGGTGCAAAAGGTAATATTAAAATACGATACCCCGTTGGACGTGGTAGCGATTCCGCATGAGCTTCTAAATTATCGGGAGTAATACCTTCTTCAGCCGCTTCTGGGGCTTTTGCGTTATTACTTCCGAAATTCATTACCCTGTCTGGAACAGTTTCTTTTTGCGTTTCGACTTTATTAGTCATGTGCATCCTCCATATTAGAATGTAAAGTTTGAATTTCCTGTTCAGCGAAACTCAAACCTGCTATTTCCCCGACTATCCTTTGGTATTGTTCAAAATCCTCAACACTTCCAGACGCGAGAGTTTGCGTAAGAGCTTCTTTTCTCTCACGATATTTACGGAGCAAATGCTCCGTAGCTAAGATATAATCCATTTATTTAATATAGTTATACCAAAGAAGTCCTTTAGTTTGCCCGTAAGCTCCTTTTACTTTTGATTCTTTGCCAACAACGTTGCCTTTAGAATCTGTGTTTACTTCACCAGCAGTAACAGTTTGCGTTTTAGTGTTATCAACTATTGTTGGCTCACTAGGTGCAGCTCTGTTTACCTTTTTAGAAGGTGACGGGTAATCTCTATTTCTATTCATATTATTCTCCGTTTGTTTTTCTACTTTCACGAACTGTTTTTACTAGTTCATTATAGTTCTTATCAGCGTCAGCTTTTGCTTTTAATTCTAGTTCTTGCAATTCTATAGCAGATTTAGTATCTTGTACTCTTAAATCGGCTTCTATTTTCTCACGCTTAATTTGTGCATCTAGTTCTGCTTTCATAGCAGCAAGTTGTGCGTCTCTTGCATCATCTTCTGCTTTTTGCATTAGTTGTTCTCTTTCAAGCTGTAGTTGCTGCTGGAACATTTCCATTTGTGGGTTTTGTTGTGCTGCTGCTTGTGCCTGTGCCATAGCTTGTGCCTGACCTGTAACTTGTTGTGTAGCTTGTGCTGCCATCATAGCAATTTGGTTCATAACTTCTGGTGGCATTTGACCGTCTTCCATAGGCGGTAACGGTTGTCCCATTGCTTGTTCTATTTGTTGTCTATATAACATAGACTGATGTTCTTGTATATTTGCTCCTATTGCTTGCATAGCGATAGGATTTTGTTGAACCATAGGATTTTGCATAAAAGCACTATGAGCTCCAATATACGCTTCGTGGTTTTGGAAAGGGTAAGCTTTTATAGGATTACCTGTCATAGCCGCTTGTTGTTCACTTATAGGGTCTCTCGGCGGAACTTCTTCTTCTGGCGGTAATAAAGCGTCAATATCTTTAATATTAAGTGCTATATACATTTTTCTGTAAGATTCTCTTAAATCATGTAATTCAGGAGCTGCTTGTGCCATTTGTAACTGTGTTTGAGCTAACGTTATTCTTTGTGTCATACTGAATATGTTTGGGTCGCTTACAGGTATAACATCTACAGAATTATCAAAATCTTCTTTAAAGACGTTTTCTGACGCACCTTGTACTTGATATGGGTATTGAGGAGGTAAAAACTCACCGAATACTCTTTTTAGTATTTTAAACTCACAACGCTGTGCATAATGTAATCTTTTATGGATTGCGGACATAACTCTTTGTCCTTTTTCCATTAAAGCTACGGTTGTTCCTACAGGGGCTTCAGAGTTACCATCACCTGTTGGGTTTTCTACTGTAGCCGCAAATCTTTTACCAGAATCAACTAATGCTCCTAATAACGTAGCTAAAGTACCGCTTGGTTCTTTATACGGCAACGGAAGAAAAGCATCTTGTAATCTTCCTCCAGGAGCGTCAACATCTCGCCATTCTCCAGGCTGTAACGGGTCATCGTGTCGTTGAATATTTAATCCACGTGATTTAAACCCTGCAGGAAGGTTAGAAAGTGTTCCTGCGTCTATTAATTGACGTAAAATAGCGGTAACTGATTTAGTTAAGCCGCCCATCATGTGAATTAAGCCAAATCCGTAAAAACCTAATCCAGGAAGAAACTTATAATGAGTAAAATACTCAATTTTCTTCTTCATAGGGTCTTTTTCTTGATAATTTTGCCTAATTGCTAAAACTTTATTGTTATCTTTGCAAATAGTAACGATATAAGGTAAAGCTAACCCTGTTTCTTCACCATTTTCGTCTAAATCTTGATATCCTTCTAAATCTAAGTCTACATGCATCTCTAAAAGAGTGTATTCTTCATCACTAACCGTTCTAGTTAGTCCTTGTAGCTCGTCTATTTTGTCATCTACTTCAGTATTGTCTACAGAACTTCCTGGAGATGACATTTCCATGTCTTTATAGAATCCAGACAGCTGTAATTTACGTAATTCGTTTTCATTCATGTGAATTACGTGGGTAATTCTAGGAGACGTTAATAAATCTACTGCGTAATAAGGTACAACTAAATCTTCTGACTTAACAAAACGTGAAACAGCCCTACCAAATGAAGGGTCATAGTAAACTTTTTTAAATGCTGAACCAGATAAAGGTAAATAAAATAAAAGTTGGTCCATTTCTGGGTCATACTCTTCCATTTTATACGTTATTTGATAATTCATGAAATTTTTAACACGATTTGCTTTTTCAATTTTAGCGTTATCGGTCATTCCTAAAACTTCAGTATCTACAGGTCCTCCTGCAGGTAACATTTCTTTGTATGCTTGTGCTTGAAACTGTGTTACTGCTTCTGCAAGTATTGGGTGATGAACTCCTGAGGCTCCGACAAAAGGTTGTGACCTTGCTGTTGAATTTATTCCTAATAAATCTAAACCTTCTGTGTATGTTTGAAACCAATCATTTCTAGAATCTAAATCATCTTCGTAAGAACTAACTAATTCTGATGCGATTGTGTTTAGTTCTCGTTCATCTAAACTTTCTGCTAAGTTTTCTCCGAACTTTGAAAAGTTTTCTTCGGGCATATCGCTGCCTCGAATAATTGAACCGTCTGGTTGTACAAAAAGTTCAGTTTCTTCTTCGGGCTGTTCCATAATTTCGAGCTCTATAGCTTGAGAATTATCAGGTACTGCGGAGATTGCTTGTTTTTCAATAGCCATGTTGATAAATCATAGTATGATTTTGATTAATAATAAACCCTTTCGCCTTCATAATAACTTTCTTCCTCAAAATAATCACTTGTTAATTGTAAAAACCCACCTTCCCTAAACCTAGCTAATGCTAGTGTTGTAGCGTCAACGAGGTCGTCGTTTTCACCACTTGGGAAATCAGAAACTTCTTCCATAAGTTCTTCGCCAAATCTATTATCAGGTACCCAAACTCTTCCATCTTGAAAAATTGGAGATACAGAATTTAATCGTGCAATTTTATCTTGTCCTTTTCCTGGACTAAATGTATTTACGGGAATTCCTACCCTACGTAATTCTTGTACTAAAGGAATACCACTAGCTTTAGCTTCAATAATTACTGTATCAGGTACCCAATACTCATACAAACGTAATGCTTCCGCTTTTAATTCAGGAAAATCAAAACGTTCTTTTATACAATCTATTAAAATTAGGTGAGCTTCGTTGCCGTGATATACTTCGTCGCCTATTTTTCCTTCAGGGTACCAAACACCCCATGTTGTTATAGCGGTAAAGTCGGCTCTTTCTGATTTTAAAAACGCTGTATCATAACTTTGTATAATATAATCACATTTCGGTGGTGTGTTTTCGTCCCAAATATTGAACCAGTCTTTAGGAATAATAGAAATACCTTCTCCTGTCGGTCTTTGCATGTACTGTGCCGCCCATTTAGACGGACTTACAGAAGCTTTTATACTTTCAAGTTCTTCTAACTTCCAAAATTCTTTCCATAAAGGCTTTCCACTAGGCAGTATCGCAGGAAATTCTATAATTTCCCACTGGTCAGAACCTTCGTCTTGTGCCATTTTTCTAGTTAATCTACCTGTTAGGTCTTTTTTATTCCAACGAGTCATAACTATGACGATTGCACCACCAGGCTGTAGCCTTTGACGTGGACCTGCCATAAACCATTCGTAAGCTTCGTCCATAGCTTTATCCGACATAGCGTCTTGTTCCGAATGCGGGTCATCAATAATAAACAAATCAGCCCCCCTTCCTGCTAATGCACCCCCAATACCTGCGGCGTAATACTCACCACCTTTATTTGTAAGCCATTTACCAGCAGAACGGCTGTCCGCTTTTAGTTCTGTGTCTGGGAATAGTTCTTTATATTCTTCGCCGTCAATTAAATCCCTAACTTTTCTACCAAAATTAACTGCAAGGTCAGCGGTGTGGGTTGCTTCTATAATTTTTAGTTTAGGGTTTTTACCTAATAAGTAGGCAGGAAACAAATGTGATGCAAACTCAGATTTAGTATGTCTAGGCGGCATATTGATAATTAAACGTTTTAATTTACCACTAGCAATATCATCAAAAGCTTTTGCCATTTTTACGTGATGGTCGCCGTTAATGAACTCAGACCATATAGATTTTACAAAATCCATAAAGGTACTTGTGGCTTTTTCTTGAAACTCTCGTTTTTCTAATTCTTCTAGTAAAACAGTAAACTCTTTAGCCTCTGCTTTATTCAAATACGCAAGGTCTATGTTTTTTAAAGCTTTTAGCTTATCAGCGTTAGATGTCATTTATTTCATTTGGTTTCTAGCAAGTTCTCTTATTAAGTCTTGTATCACATCTGGTGAAACGTTTTCAAACTCTGATAAATTATTTAAAGGGTCTAATGAAATATAGGTATCTCCCTCGCCCTTAAATCTTCTAGGTGGAAAACGCAAAGCATCGTAGCCTTCTTTTTGAAAGAAATCAGTTGTTTCTTTATTAATCGAAGACGGAGTTTTATTCACACTATCTTTTATATTGCCTCTAATTCTATCTATATCGAAATCCATTTGATTTTCGCCGCCTACACGACTTGGTCTACTTCGATACATTTCTCGGTTAGTTAATAACTGGTCTATATCAGACGGCATATTATCAACATCTAAAACTTTGTTAAATTTAGGCTGTAAAATTTTAAGACTTTTTTTACTAAACTCGGGCAATCTGGGGTCTAGTGCATCAGCGGCTAAATATGTGGGTTTATTAGATAACGAAGCTATTCCTCTTTCACCGCGAAACATAAACGGTGTTCCTGCTTCTTCGTTCCTGCGAATTTGTGTAGCTATTTCATCAACAGACATAGGCTTTCTGCCTGTTTTCTTTGTAGCGTCGGCTAATTCTTTTGTCGGTTGTTTTTTACCAAACTTTGTAGGGTCTTTTACAAAGCCTTCGTATTGTTCTTTTATTCTTAATTCTTCTGCTTCCGCTTTATTGATTTGGTCTAGTTCTTTCTTAAGAGAATTTTTAACACTTTCGTTACCTTTTAGTATTGGGTCTTCGTCAAAAGTTTTAAGCGTTTGTTGTATTTCTTTTCGCCTAGCTATTAAAAAAGGACTTAAAGCTAATTTTGCACCTCCTCCTCCGAGATAGTCTAAATACGATAAAGCTTCTCCAAATTTATCTCCTCTACGTTTAGCTAGTTCAGTGGATATTCCTGGAATAAACTCGGCTACTCCAGATACAAGGTTTTGAAGAGGGTCTTCGGTGTTTAAGGGCTGATTTATATAGTTATAAATCCTATCCATAAAAGATTGGTTAAATGGATTTATAGGTTCTATTGTGCCTGTAGGTTCAGCCATAAGCTAAGTATATGCGAACTGCGGGTTATTTGCAAAGCAAAAACTTAAAATAAAGTAAAGAAGAAAAGCTTATGAGTGGAGTTCTTGGTTCGTGGAAGGTTTTTCTTTAGACTTACGGTCTTTGAATATTCTATCGAAGTTAGCGTTGAACTTTTCGCGGTCCGTGGGTCTTTGTCTACTTCCCTTGCCGCCGTGCCATTGCCTATTGTTTTTCATCGTATTCTCTGTAATACTCAACGATAGATAAAATATCTTTTGTATATCTTTTTATTTCTGCCATGTTCATCGATAAATTTTCGTACTGAGGCGTAGTTAATGCATAATACGCAACCGCAGGAGCCTTACCTTCTTGTACTAACTTTAAATATTCTTCCATGATTTCTGGTGTGAGGACTTTCCATTCAACACCAACAGCTTGTATTTCCATGGGCAGCGGTGGGTGGTACATGGGTGCAGGTAACGCAATAGTATTCACTTCAACAGGTTTGGTTGGTAATAGCGAACAACTAGTTATAAAAAAGAATGAGCTTAGTAGAACTAAATGGAAGGGTTTATTCATTTGAGGGGGTTTCCTTCTGGACCGAAGTTAGGTCTACTAAGTCATCCATGACTTGTTTACTGCCTTTATTAACAATCTTTTCTATTAATCCTGGTTTGTTTAACGCAAGGTTATCTAAATCGTGCTTAGCAAATGTTTGTCTTAATTTATTGACTTCACGGAGAGCGTCTTGTTTTTGAGCTTCCAACTTTCCGAGGTCAGCGGACAGCTGTTCTTGTTTAGCTAAGTATTGTTTAATTGAATCATTTTGCTCGGTTATTTTACTTTCAAGGATTACTTGGTTGGCTTTAGACTGAGATAATTGGTCGAACAGGTACTTCGAACCTGCCAAAGAAGCTACCAATAGGGCTCCGAGAACCATGCTTATTTTATATCCCATCACAAAAGTATAATCGTAAAAATTTTTTTCGCAAAATTTTTTGACTAGGGACTTATTTGAAAACTACATGCAAAAGCGGATGCAAGTCCAGGGGCGGGCGGGTGGGACCCGCGAGCACGCGAAAAAGGGGGGTATGGGGGTTCGATTTCGAGAATAAGGGAGTGGAGTAGAGTCCGCGAACAGCAGAGCAAGGGAGAACTACAGGCAAAGAAAAGCCCACTGAAATCAGTGGGCTCAGAGGTCAGTCGAGATTACTCGACTGTGATGAACTCAGACTTGATTAGCCTGTTCTTGTAGAACTGCCATATCTTTGCTGGAGTCTGGACTGTGTTAAACTCAGCAACATTATCTAATGCAGAGTTAAGACCAGATGCGTCAGTCCCTATCAAGTCCTCAACAGTTAAGCTGTTGTTATCAGCACTAGCAAGTGCGGATATGATGCACTGTGCCTGATGAGGTAATTTATTAGCACCATCAACTTTGTTCAGAGTGATAGTAGAAGTCTTGTCAAATCTTCTACCATTACCTTGCACTTTAAATGAAGTGAAGTTATTAGTTGCTTTCTTTTCTATAGTTTTGTTTTTCATAGTATTTCTCCTTTCTTGAAAAACCGCCCAGCTTAATTGCTGAACTTACATATCATTATACTACTTTACTTTAAGAATACAACCATTTAGCGAAACTAATTTACTTTTATTTTATGCACTAATAATGGACTGATATCAATGAACAGTTGTAAAAGAACAACAGACGAAGAGACGAACAGAAGAAGAGAACAGTATATGGGTAGGGGAATGTAGTGAAGGTGTAGAGTAGAGTAGAGTGAATGATAGAGTAGAGTAGAGCGATTGGACTCAATCAATCTTTAGCTGAAAAGTCTCCGTCAATCACGTTAGACTCGCTTGCTCGCTTGTTGATTAGCTGTTCGAGTCGAGTGAGTATGTCGTCCTTAGACATCATGTCGATTTTCGCGGTTAGTATCTCGCGTCTATCAATGTAGAGCCCACCTGCCTTGCCTCGATGGACCTCTGCTGTGATGGCGGCGGATATCTGACCTTGTTCTTTTGCCTCCTCCCTTAGTTCGTGGAGCGTGGACAAATGATTCTCTAGAGAAACTGCGTCCTTCTCTGAGGCTGCGATTTCCAAGTCGATGAGGTAGTTTCGTACAACTGGGTTATGATTTAGTAAAACACTGCCCTGTGTCTTAGCACCCTTCCTGTCCTTCGTATACCCTGCTTTAATCGCTGCTTCTGTAGCTGTTTGACCCTTCAAATACTCTTTACAAAATAGTTTTTGTTTTGAGTTGAGTGGTTGCCATGTCTTACCCTTGTCATCGATGTATGCTTTACCATCTTCTGTTGGCATTAATGATGTATAAGTTAGTTGTTTCATCTTAGTTCCTCGACTTATCAAATGATATTACAATAATATTATATATTTATCATATTATATACTTTTTCTCATGCCCTCTAGGTATCTTACCACTCATTTGTAATATACTAATAGAAATCTATTACTTTTGCTATTACTAACAATCCTCTAACCAAGAGCCTTGTAGCTTGATTCTATTAGTATATTAGTGATATTAGTAGTTCTTACGATTTATTTTCAAAAACTTTTTTATTTTTCAGAATAACAATACACATAGAATAATAGACATAAAAAACCCCGCCGAAGCGAGGTCAAAGAACCCTTCATTTATAAGGAGCATTTATGGAGAAGAATTCTTTATTTGTTTTTCTTTATTGATTGCGTCATAAATACAACTAAGTTCATAATCTCGTTTAGCTTTAAGCTTATCTATTTTAGTTTCAAACTTCTCGTAGACCGAGTCGTATAGTTTATTTAATCGTAGCAGTTCTTCACTCATCATTCACCACCTTCGACTTCATCCACTCAGTCACAATAGCCATAGCCTCGCGTCTCGGAACATCGAAATGTTTTGTAAGTTCTGCGGGTGCTCCGAACATATTCATTTGTCCCGACTCTTGCATAAGGTCGAGCATAACAAAAAAGGGTAAATACTCTTTTTGTTTATCAGTGAGTTTAACATAATCTTCGTTTTTAGTCGGTACTTTCTCCATTGTTAACCCTCCATCGTTGCGATACGTGCAGGTATCACAACAGTCATATTACAATTATCACAACACCTGCCGTCTTGCACTGGTAAAGCATTGTTGCCACCTTCCCACACAACCTCACCGCTGTCATTTCTCAGCGGCTCGATATGACCTTCGCAAATACAACACTTGCGGTCATCTAATTTCGTCACATTATTCATAAATTTCTCCTTTCTTATTTATTACTAATTATATTATAGCTAAGAACAAGCTGACTATATACCAGCATACTTACCGCCCAATAGTCTTAGTATCATTAATAGTTATATACTGATATGCACCTTTATTGTAAGCAGGTGCACTCTGCTTTTTGCGAATCTCCGCTAACTCGTTGGCTGCGGCTTCCCCACATGCCAAGCAAGTCACATAACCTAAGGACAATCTGCCCTCAGGTATTGGTTCGTGACATAAATTACACTTAGAAGTCGGCATTTTCAAAATACTTATCTATAGTGAGATGTTGATAGTCGAACTCGTCAGGTTCTTCTCTGTTATCGAGTTTTTCAGCATTTTTTATAATATGCTGAATATTGTCAAAAGTGCTCCAGTCAGGCTTTAACGTATCGATTCTATTTTGGTCGAGCATAATAGCCAGTGGTGTAAAGGTATCACCCTCGACAGAATCACCTGTTGTCAGACCTAAAATTAATGCTGGACTGCCGTTATCGTAAGCAGTCGCTCAGAC